GCCGTGACAATGCGCAGAACGGTGCGGGCCGCCTGTTCCTGCTCGCTGCTGATCTTGTTGCGCTTGTGCAGGACCGCGATCATGTCCGTCTCTTCGTTTATCCACGGCTTGTCGCGCCTGCCGCGCCCGTCTGGCTTGCGGTATGCCCGCTGGCGCTGCTGTTCAGCGGTCGGGGCCTCGCCTTGAGGCGGCTCTGGGGCCTGCGCTCGCTTGGCCTGTGTTGTTCGCTTTGCCATTCCTGTTCCCTCTTGCCTCAGTCCACCATGCCCCACGGGGGCTTGTCGTGCAATGTGGCGCAGTCTGTGTCGGCCCCTTTCGGGGGGAGGGCCGGTCGCCAGCCAACCGATGCCTGCGCCTGCGGGGTTTGGGGCTATGATGGGCTCGTCGGACCCTTGCGACACCCCGGCACTCCCGCCTTACCGCCCAGCTTTGCCCGCTGGGTCAGGGCGTGGGTTGAGCCTCGCTCTCGGCCCAGACAAGATCGCCATCGCGGTATGCGTTCCACAACGCGACAAACGCCCTTGCATCATCGCCAGCCGAATTGGAGCAACAGGTTGTTGAGCCGTATCCATCCACGGTGACCTGATAATCCCTGCCGTCTTCGCTGTCATGGCCAAAACTGGCGATTGGCGCGCCGTGCGGGTCGATTGACATTTCGTTCATTTCATTGCGTGGCGGAATGTGGCGGCGGCGCTGCGCTTTCTCCGCAAGGCGGTTTCGCGCGGCCTCCCCCGAGCCAAAGCCCGGCGTGTTTGCGATCTTGTGCAGGTCCATCAGCTTGCCTCCATGGCTTTCTTGATCACGTCCTTGGCATGGACCATGGCGTTGACGCGCTCGTCAAAGTCGCCCGGCGTTTTCGCCTCCTCTGCGGCCCGCCATAGGTCGGTGATGTCCATATCCTCGACCATGGCGTTGGCCAGCGCGGCGCGCACGTAGTCCATGGGGCGGAGGTTCATCCCATCTCTCCCTTGGTTCGCTCTGACATGTGATAAAACCCGTTCCGGTATGCCACCCGGCCTGCATCGTCCAGCCGGTGCAGCTCTGCCTGCACAATATCGCGGTGTGCCTGCATGTCTAGGCATATTTGCGTCGTGTCGCAGGCTTGGCGGGCGCGGATCGTGCGAAGAATGCGGCGCTGAATATCGGTCATCCCATCACCTCCAACGGCACCTTGTGCCCCATTTGACTTGCTCGATCCCATCCCTTGGCGGTCAGGGTCGCGTCTCTGATCTGCATGTCCCCGTGTCGGTTCAGGGTCACGAAGCCCGCGTTTTCCAGAGATTGCAGGCAATGGAAAACCCGCTTGCCGTCCTTGCCCCACCGGAGCCTGCGCGATAGCTGCGCGGTGGACAGATCGCCCGGCGTGGCCTTTGCCCTGGCAATCTGCGACAGGACCAGATCGCCACCGTCTCGCAGGGCGCGGTCTTCGATTGGGGCGATTGGTTCATAGAAGGTCATGACACCCCCGCGATGATCTCGATCCGGCCCGGTTCGACAGAGTCCCGCAAAAGCAATTCAGCGGGCCACGCCTGATATGTGATATCGTCGGGGATGACCTCGATGCGTTCGTGGTGCTCGCTATCCACCCCGATTGCGACCCACATTGTGACCGTAAAGCCGTCCTGTGCGGTGACGGTGTGCTTGCCCGCCATGAAGCCGCTGCATTCGCTCGGACTGTTGAGGTAGGTGAAGAGGTAAGCGCCGGGCTTTGTCGGGGGCTGGACAAGTTCGGCCCTGTCCGGGTTCTGGGCGCACATTGTGCCCTCTGATACCTGCGCCGTGGCGGCGGTCGCGGTCAGGGCGAGCGCGGTGATGGTGCGGATCATTGGTCGCCCTCCATTTCAACGAGTGCCCTCAACACCGCAATGAGCCATGCGCGGGCGGGGCAGTCAGCCGTTCCATCCGAACGAACGTCATTTCTACCGTGCCAGCGCCCGCCACCTGCGCGCCCGTGCGTCCCGGTCAGACAAACGTGATACCGACCGTTCGGCCAGTGCGAAAGATCGTAAGCGGTTTTGGGCAGCATCGCCTCGTGCAGCGCCTTGGCGGCGTCGAGGGAGCCGTTATAGGCCCTATAAGCCAACAAATCGATTGCACGCACGTCTTGTGGGAGAGCCTTTTCTGCAGACGCCGAAAATTCTTGATAAGCGTTCATGGTTGGGCCGCCCGGCTTTGGCGTAAACTCATCCGCCTTCACCTTTTCCAGCAGGTCGGTCAGTGCTTGCTTGCGGTCAGTCATTGGTCTGCCTCCATTCGCTTGGGCTCAAAGCCCCGTTCCTTCAAAATCGCGCCCGCTTCCTCTGGCGTCAGGCGGCGGCGCTCCGGCTCCGGCGCGGGATGCTGCTGCATCCGCTTCGCGTGTTGACGCCCTCGCTCGGCCTTGAGAAACGCCACGATATCGCCCGGCGTGGGGCGGCGGCGCGGGTTGTCCCGGTTCCACTGGCGCAAGGCATAGACGACCTGCTCCCGCGTCCAGTCCTGCAGCTCATCGCACCACCACGCCAACTGACCGGCCAGAACGGCTGGATCGTCGTCAGGCTGGAAATATGCGGACAGCACGATCTTGACCTCAGAATATATCTGCGCGCGGTGTGCGGACAGCTCCGACGGCGAAAGCCCTTTCGCGATCTCTGGCGTCGGTGGCGGAATGTCCCGCGTGGCTATTTCCGTTCCCATTCTTCTGTCTCCAATACCAGTCCGGCTTGATTGTGGACCATCCATGCTCTTGCGCAAGGTCCAAGGCCTCGGTTGCATCGCCGCCGTCTGCGTTGATGGCCGCAAGCGTCTTGGCAATCATCAGGGCCGCGCGCTCGGTGAGGGGCTTCTTGATTGCCTTGCGCCACGCGATGAAAGCGTCTGCCGCTTCTGCGTCCGCGTGGTGCGATAGGATTTCGGCGGGGGTCTCAATCATGTCACTCAGCCGCAAACAAGTCAGCGCCATGCTGCTCGGCGTCTTGCAGGTTTCTGTTTGCCTGAGCGGCATATTCAGCCTTCAACTCAAATCCGACATACTTCCGCCGCGCCCGAACCGCCTCGTAGCCCGTTGATCCAATCCCATTGAATGGGTCCATCACCACGTCACCGGGCCGCGAATACAGCCGAAGGCACTTGCGGATAACGTCAAGCTGCAACGGACAGACGTGCTTTTCATCATCCACCCCCTTGGCGTCTCGAAAGTTGCGCAAGACGTTGCCTTGCTTAATGTCCATCCAAACCGGACTTGCGATCTGCTGCCAATCCATAACGTCAAACTCGGCCTCTTGCATCAATTCGCGCAGCAAGTCGTCGTCTGGAACCTCGGAGCAAAGGCCTTGGCGGCGCAAGTCCTCAAGCCACTCTCGGGCAATCTTCGTTGCAGCCTCCGTGTCCCCCGGCGCGGCATGTTCTGCTGGTCTGTCATTGTCGCCCGGCGCGCGGAAAAACAGCATATAGTCCGGCATGCCCACGCGGTTAAACGTGCTGTCCTTCCTGATCTGCTTGTATAAAAGGCCAACGGCTTTAGTCCGCTGCATCTCGACTACAGGATCCTTCCAAATCGTGGCGCGGCCATGGTAGATCATTCCAGCCTCGGTGTGCGCTCGCACTAAATCGCCCGAAAAATCCTGTAGCCCAACCGCCCCATGTTTCCCCTTCCGCATCGGAAGGTCCGTGCAGTGAACGCACGCCATGCGACCAGGGCGCATAACGCGGGTTAAGGCCTCAGCGAAATACTTGTATTGCTCCAAAAACGCCGCGCCTTCTCCGGCGTTCCCTAAGTCGCGCTCGCTGTCCGAATAAACAAACAGATCGCCGAACGGAACAGACGTAATCATGCAGTCGACGCTGTTTTCCGGCATGGCCCACATGCCCTCAACGCAATCCGTCTCGGCGTGCAGCGCCCATCCGCTGCCTTGATACTCAGGCTGTTTCATGATCACATCTCCTCTTTGATCCACTCGGGAAACGACAGGTCTAGCGGCCTATCATACCTCACGCGGGTTTCCGCCCCGCTCTGCGCTCGTTTCATCGCGTCCGCCATGCGGCGCTTCATCTCTGCGTGCTTTTCGGCCTTCCCGTGGATAGCTTGCCAGATCGAGTTCTCAGTATCTGCAATCACAATGTCATTTCGAACATGCCCTGTCTGGCCAAACCTATATGAACGCCTTACTGCCTGATAGTGCTGCTCATAGGAAAAGCTGATACTGGCAAAAACGGCATGCTGGCAGTGCTGCCAATTCAGGCCAAACCCGGCAACCTTTGGCTTTGTCACCATTACGCGAAAATCGCCATCTGCAAAGCCCATAAGACGGGCCTCTTTATCTTCTGGCTTCATATCGCCCCTGACCTCCATAGCCCCTGGTATCAGCTTAGCCAGCAATGCGCTTTCGTCATTTGTCTCGCACCACACTGTTACCGGATCGCCGTGAGTTGCCAGTTCCGCCGCCATTTCGCATCGCGCATTCATCGTCAGCTTTTTTTCCTTGTGGAAGCTGGTCGCGCTCATCTCAGGAATACGAAACAGCAACCCATCCGTCTCGTCTTGGCGGTCTGCCTCCACGCAATGCACTCGGCGATCAATCTCGGGCAAGATGTAGCCGGTATCGTCGCCGCCAAGATCCGATGGTAAGGTCGCGCACCGAGACCAAGACGCGACCCAAGACCAAAAGTCATTGGCCGCGTGGCCCTTCAGCCGCCACTCTTGGGAGGCGGTTGATGTGTCAT